AATCCTGCTGCCCGGCGACCCGCACGGAGTCTCTCTCTCCGTACTTGTAGTCGTCATTGCTCTTTTCCGTCCAGATGTCCAGGACCATGCCGATGGTCAGGAGATCGAGGTCAGACATGGACAACCCTATCTCCAGGCATCGGAGCAGGAAGAGCGGCGTCGTTATTTCCCGGGCGCTGGGATTCCGTTTTTTTTAGACTCAATGTCCGTTACCAGATTCGCGCCCCAGAGCTCAAGGATCTCCGGGAGCACCTGGTATATGCTGAACATTTCAAATTCATCGAGCCACTCTTCGATGGTGCCGGGAATGGTTGGGTCGGCGTGCCAGGCCATGATATAGGCCACGTTCTCGAAGATCTCCAGATCCTCGATCTGCAGCTCCTCGCCGTCATCGGTCTTGCCCTTATACGAGGATTCCAGCTTTGAGAGATCCTTGAAGATGTCCCGTTTGAACTTGATGCGGTAAAGCCGCGGAACAGCAGCGGAGGAACGGAACCGAACCTCCTTGCCGCTGACCAGGATGGTTTTCTCAAGCATCGTTCTGCCCGCCTCCCGTCAGGTCAATACCGGTGGGGAGAGTGGTGTGCTCCAGCGAGAGAGTATCCAGCGGCACATACACCGACTCATACCAGCCATCGTAAGTCTCCTGATCAGTAGAGTCCCCGGTGCGACCCTTGACCAGACCATCCTCGCGGGGATCGGCGGTGAGAGACAGCGTCTCCGTGACCGGCTCGATGGTACTCTCCTTGGTCTGAGACTTGATGGACGGGCGGGACGCGGAGCAGTTGTACATGACATGCCGGATTGCGTGCTCATCGCCGTCAAACTCGAAGAGCAGGGCGAACTTCACGTTCTCCGTGTTCTCCGCCTTTTCAATCAGGACGCCGTTAGTGTCAAGCGTTTCCTTGAGGATCTCCGTGCGGAACCACTCGGGAATCAGCGCGATCTCCAAATCTCCGCTGTAGCCGTTGTTGGCGTAGGTGCGGAAGTAAACAATGCCGTCTGCGTAGAACGGAGAGGAATCGCCCTCAGCGTCCAGAGACAGACTGACCGCGCCGGGAATGGCTTGGGGTGTTGCGTAGGAATAAGTGGTCACGCCTTCCACGACCTCGGTCGTGAGCTTCGCGGCGTGAACGTTTTTCAGGTTATATTTGACCTTGTTGCTCATGGTTTAAACCTCCAGTTCGAAAGAGTAGAGGACTTCGTAGAGCCGTTCGCTCTCGATCCAGACCTCGGTCTTGTCATAGAAAATGCCGTGCCCATCGAGCACGGTTTCAACACGGGATTCAGTTTCCGGGTTCTTTTCATCGGTGTAGAGCTCGATATGCGTCTTGTCCACCTTGAAATAGACCCGACCGTCAGCTGCGTAATTATCACTGCCAGGATGCAGGAAGCAGATAAATGGCGGCTCCGGCGACTCGCCCTCGGCAAAGTGGTCATAGGCAAACGGGAGTCCCATTTCTTCCAGCATGGCTATGAGATTATCCATTGCGAATGCTCCTCTCGATCTCCCGCTCCAGTTCCTCTATGCCATGCTCCTCAGCCGCGGCAATATGCGGCCGGGCAGCCACACGTCCGCCGCCCCGTTTGGCATGGCCGTGTTCCAGCAGATGCGCCAGCTGATACCGGTTGCGGGAGTGGACGGTGATTTCCAAGGCGTGGGAGTTCTCTGCCGTGGTCTTTGTCCCCCAGCTTTTTGCGTACTTGCCGGTGCCGACCGGAGCGGTCGCGGAGATCTCTTTTTTCACGGTATCCGCAGCCTTCTTTACGGCAGCCTTTACTCCGTCCGTAGTAGTGTCCGCGTAATTGTCCAGCTCCCGCATGACCGCGTCGGCAAGCTGATCCACACTGACTCTTGATCCCATCAGCGCCTCACTTTCCGGCAAAGCAACTTGATAGCCTTGTTCTTGCAGTTCATGTGATTGACGCCGAGAATGTCGTAGATCTCATCCCGGAACAGGACTCTGTATTCGGTGGATGTGATGACGGAGGAGGCGGCAAACCAGCGGACGGTAAAATCCACACGGCTGTCGTCGATTACAAGGCCGGCCTCCGTATCCTGCTGCGGGGCCTCGCCGCTCACCGTGGCATAACAGGACAGGTACGGTTCCCACACGTTTTTGTGGTTGCCGTACCTGTCTGTGACGGTGGTGTTTTTCTGTACCTGGATCCGGACGTTCAGCAGCGCGATATTCATCAGAACGCCGCCTTTCGGATCCCGAAGAGAAGGGAGCGGAGCGTCAGAGTAAGCTCGTGATGGTCCGCTTCCTCCCGGTGCTCATAGAGGTACGCGACTGCGTAGAGAATGCCGATGCGCATCTGGTTGGCGCCCGCGGATTCCTCCTCGGTGCCTTCCAGTCGGGCAACCGCCATGCAAAGCTCCTGCGCGGTGGTGAGCAGCTGTTCCAGCAGCGCATCGTCGTCATCGAATGTCACGCGGAGATACTGCTTTACCTCCGAAAGGGAAACAAGCATGGCGGTCACCTCCGGTTATCAGGCCTTCATCTGAAGGAGCTGGATGCCCTCGGGCAGAATGACCTTGCCGTCAACACGCTCGGTCGCGACATAGCCGATCTGGCCGTTGGTGGCGTACAGTTCGTTCAGACGCTGAGTGGTACGGCCCATGCGGTCGCCGATCCAGTAGTTCTTGAAGTCGCCGAACGCGATGGCATACGCACCGGCTTCCACAGTGGGGGCGTAGGGACTCGTGTAGATCTCGAAGCCCAGCAGCTTGTCAGGCTGACCGGCCTGAACGGAAGGCTGCCACAGATACGTGCCGTTGTTGTCCTTCAGCTTGCGAAGCAGCGGGATGGTCGCGTCGTTCATCAGGAACTTTGCGTTCTTGCGGTACGGGGACTTGAGGGAATAGACAAGGCTGATGATCTCATCGAGCGTGATAGCATTGGCCGCGGCGGCGGTAACGCCGACAGTGCCGCCGTTGGCGGTAAAGATGCCGGTGGGCTGATTTGTGCCGGTACCGACGCAGAACGCCTGCTCCTCGGCAATGCCGAAAGCACGGGCAAACTCGGCGGCAATGTAGCTCTCCAGGTCAAACTCAGAATCCTGTAGAAGTTCAATGCTGACACGGACGAGATCCGTCAGCTTGAAGGCATCGATCTGCTTCTGACCGAAGGTGGGATTGCTCTCGGTGTAGGCGGCGTTCTCCGCAGTCCAGGTGGCCACGGAATGGCCGACAGAGATCGGAATCTTCCGGTCGTGGTGCGTGGGGATGACCTTGGCAAGGGATCGGAGCACGTTCACCTCGTCCAGACCGGTGATGATCTGCTTCTCAAACTCTTCGGGCACGAGGTAGCCGCCGTCCTGGTCAACGCTTTCGGAAAGAACGTTGTGCAGCGGGGTCTTGCCGCGCAAATGCCGGCCGAAGTCCTCCTTGTAGGCGGCGGACGCACGACCGGTCTTTTCAGGCTTGGCCGCCTGATCCGGCTTCTCGGTGATGGGCTTGTTGACCGGCTTGGAGAGTTCGGCCTCGCGGGCTTCCCGGCGCTCCATGCGCTTGATCTCGTTGGTCAGGTCGTCCAGATCCTTCTCCATGTTGGAGTAGGTGGCATCGTCGTCAGCGGACAGGATGCCCTTGTCATTCCTGTGGGTATCGAGGAAGCCCTCCATCGTGTTCCACAGGGTGGCGCGCTTGGTACGAAGTTCGTTCACAGTCATGGTAGTGAATCTCCTTTTTACATGAATTTTTTGATGGCTTCCAGCCGCGCCTTGAGCTCGTCTACGGAGCGCCCTTCGGGTGCGGCGGGTTCCTGCTCCGGCACCGGAGCGGGTGCGGATTCGGCTTTCGTTTTCTCAACGAGTTTGTTGAACAGGGCCTGGGCGACGGCGCGGCCGGAAAAAGAGTAGGCGGCGGATTCAGAGACGTCCTTCTTTTCGGCTTCCAGCATGCCGTCGGCAAAACCCAGCTCAATTGCCTTCTTTGCGTTCATCCAGGTCTCCGCGTCCATAAGATGGGACAACCTGGAGCGGGACAGACTGGTCTTGATCTCGTAAGCATTGATGATGCTTTCCTTGACCTCCTCCAGCATCTCGATGGCTTTCGCCATGTCGGTGTGATCGCCGTATGCAATGGTCGCGGGATTGTGGATCATCATCAGCGCGGTCGGCGCCATAAGCACCGTGGTCCCTGCCATGGCAATGACCGAAGCGGCCGATGCCGCAATGCCGTCGATCTTGACCGTCACATCGTCCTTGTAGTCCATGAGCATGGCGTAGATCTGGCTGGCGGCAATGCAGTCGCCGCCGGGGGAATTGATCCAGACAGTGATAGGCCCGGATCCGGCGAAAAGCTCCTCCTTGAACATGGCGGGCGTGATATCGTCGTCAAACCAGCTCTCCTCGGCAATCGTGCCGTTGAGTTCAAGGATCCGCTCCGCGTCCGGTTCGGCCTCCGCCGTGTTTTTCCATACCCAGAACTTCCTGGTCTTCATCGGTGTTGTCCTCCTTTCCGAGGTCGTTATTTGCAAAAGCCCCCGCATCCTTCAGCGGGAGCATGTTGCCGTTAATGAGATACAGATCGCCGCCATCTTCCGCCGGGATACGGTCGAGATTCTCCAGTTCGCGGATATCGTTTGCGGACATCCATCCGTTCTGGCGACCGATGGCGTAGCCGTTCATACGGCTCTGGTAATCCCCGCGAAGCAGACCCTCGAGGTTGAACTTGACATAGTAGGTGCGCTTTTCATCCGGGGAGAGGAGCCGTCGTGTGATGGACTGCTCCCAGCGCACGACCCACGGATCGAGGGTATACTTCACGAACTCCAGCGACTGCTGCTCAATATTGGAAAAGCTCGACTTTTCAAGGTCTCCGACCATATGCGGCGGGACTCTGAAAATGCGGGCGATCTCATTGATCTGAAATTTGCGTGTCTCGAGGAACTGGGCCTGCTCCGGGGCAATGGTGATGGGCGTGTATTTCATGCCCTCTTCCAGGACGGCGATCTTCCCGCTGTTGGAACTGCCCCCAAACTGGCTCTGCCATGCCTCCCGCACCCGGCTGGGATCTTTGATCGTGCCTGGATGCTCCAACACACCGGAAGGCGCCGCGCCGTTGGCGAACCACTTGGCCCCGTACTCCTCGGTGGCAATGGCAAGGCCGATAGCGTTCTTTGCCATCGCAATCGGGCTGTATCCGACCAGTCCGTCAAAGCCCAGCCCGGGGACATGGAGCACGTCTTCCGGGTGGAGGACGACCGTGCTGCCCTTCATGGTCGGGGCCTCGCCCTCAGAGCGGGTGTAGGAGTAATAGAGCTGACCCTTTTCATCCCGGTCGACGGTCATCTTGTTCGGCATGAGCGGATACAGGGCTACGACCTCACCCTTGCCGTTACGGATGATCTGCGCGTAGGCGTTTCCCCAGAGGAGGAGATGGGTCATAAGCGTTTCCCGGAAAACGAAGGAACTCATTTCCGGGTTCGGCTCGTCATGGAGCAGCAGATACAGCGGATGGTCCGTTGCCTTTTCCTTGCCGCCATCTTCGGTGTATCTATAGAGATGCAGTGGCAACCCCGCAATCGCTTCCGCCAGGATGCGGACGCAGGAGTAAACGGCTGTCATCTGCATCGCGGAACGCTCCGTTACCGCTTTGCCGGAACTGGAGCCGCCCATGTAGAAAGAATAGCTGCTGCCAGCTGTCCGGTTTTCAGGCTTGTCCCTGGAGCGGAAGAGTCCCGAAAAAATGCTCATAGTGATTCAACTCCTTTATATGAACAACAGCCCTCTGCTGTCATAGACCGACTCGGTGGTGTCATTACCACATCGGATAGCCCGATCAAGGGCCATCACTGTGGCGACGGCACCATCGATCTTTTCCGTGGACTTTTCCTTGTCCGCTTTGATGTTCCCGGCCGGATCAGTGCGGATGTAAATGTTGTCCATCATCCAGCGGAGAACGGGATGGCCACCGTGACCGATCCGCTTTTCCAGTACGAGCTTCATAAGCTCTTTTGTGGGCGGGGACATGTCCTTGAAGCCCTGACCGAACGGAACGACCGTAAAGCCCATGCCTTCCAGGTTCTGGACCATCTGCACGGCGCCCCAGCGGTCGAACGCGATCTCCCGGATATTGAAGTGTTCACCCAGTTTTTCAATGAACTTCTCAATGAAGCCGTAGTGGATGACGTTGCCCTCGGTGGTCATGATAAAGCCCTGTTTCTGCCAAACGTCGTAGGGCACATGGTCACGCTTCACACGGACATCAAGCGTGTCTTCCGGCACCCAGAAAAACGGCAGGATCCAGTATTTGTCCTCCTCATCCTCCGGCGGAAAGACCAGAACAAAGGCTGTGATGTCCGTTGTGCTGGAAAGGTCAAGCCCTCCGTAGCAGGCCCGGCCTTCCAGATCCTCTTTGTTCACCGGGAAAGCGCAGGCGTCCCACTTGTCCATCGGCATCCAGCGAACGGACTGTTTCACCCACTGGTTAAGGCGAAGCTGCCGGAAACTGTTCTCCTCGCCGGGATTCTGCTTGGCGGACTCGCATGCCGCCCGAACCTTGTCGATGCCGACCGTGATGCCCAGGGAGGGGTTGGCTTTCTTCCAGACCTTCGGATCGGTCCAGTCCTCATCCTCGCCGGCGCCATAGATGACGGAGTAGAAGGTTGGGTCGATTTTCCTGCCTGCCTGGATATCCAGCGCCTTCTGATGCACCTCGTAGCAGATGCTGTTGGTATCGTTGCCGGCCGTGGTGATCAGGAAATAGAGCGGCTGCATGCGGGCGTCGCCGGAACCCTGGAGCATAACGTCAAACAGCTTCCGGTTCGGCTGCGTGTGCAGCTCGTCGAAGATAACTCCGTGAGTATTGAAGCCATGCTTGTTCGCCACATCTGCGGAGAGCACCTGGTAGGAACTGTTGGTGGGCAGATACGTGATCTTCTTCTGAGATTCCAGGATCTTCACGCGCTTGGCGAGCGCCGGGCAGAAGCGCACCATGTCCACGGCAACGTCAAAGACGATCTTCGCCTGGTTCCGGTCGGCGGCGCATCCGTAGACCTCGGCACGCTCCTCTCCGTCTCCGCATAAAAGAAGCAGAGCAACGGCGGCCGCAAGCTCGCTTTTGCCCTGCTTCTTGGGTATCTCAATGTAGGCTGTGTTGAACTGCCGGTACCCGTTCTCTTTCAGAACACCGAACAGATCCCGAATGATCTGCTCCTGCCAGTCGATCAGTTCAAAGGGCTTTCCGGCCCAGGTTCCTTTCGTATGGCAGAGGGACTCAATAAACATGACGGCGTAGTCGGCGGCCTCTTTGTCATAATGGGAGGTTTTCGCCATGAACCGCGTCGGCCGGTATTTCTTCAGTTTTCGTATCGCCACGAGCGGTTTCCTCCCATAGAAAAAGGCCGAAGCCCGTGAAGGCCCGGCCATAAAGGGGAACGGGGCTTATTCAGCCCGCCCCGGTGTATTTCTCTGTTGTATCAGGTCCGCGTCCTGTGAAGGATGGACAGGATCTTTTCCTGTTCCTCGGCGCTGATCCCTATGCTATCGAGCGCCTGACGCGTACCGCAATCAGGGCAGATGAGGGTCTCATTGTCCGTCCGTGACAGCGCCGGCGGCTCAGTGTAAGGCCTGCCGCAGAGCGGGCAGACACGCAGTTCCAGTATGTTGTCTTTCATGCCTTGTTCTCCCTGCTGAACCGCAGCGCTTCCTTCAGGATCTCTTCATCGAATCCGAAGGTCCGGTATCCGTTCCGGCAAACGTCCATGTAGTATCTGGTGGGAGTGGCAAGGGGCCTGCTTTCGTCCATGATGTACACGAACCCCTTCCGCCGGGACTTTGCTCCGCTGCGGATCCCGGTGACCCGGACTTCCATCTCAGCTTTGTAGTAAAAGCGAGGAAACCCTTCGTAGCGGTCAAGCGCCAGTTCGTCTTCGTCGGTCACTGACCATACCGCGACCGGTACGCAGCCGCCTTCGCTCGGCTCGATCGTCAGGTAGGCGCCGGTTCTGCTGCCTTTGAACAGAAGCCTGTAATTCCGAATGACGCCCGTTCCGATGATCCGTGCTGTCGGACAGCGCATCTGCATCTGGAGAGTGTTCAGGTTGCTGCCGTATGCGATGTAGTATCTTTTTGCCATATTGATCCTTCCTCCTATCCAGGGCGATTACCCCTTCTACCACCGAAAGCCCGCCTTTCAGCGGGTCCGGGGGCCTCTGGGCTGCGACCTTCAAGCGGCTGCTCTGCCGTTGCGGAAGGCTGCGTCGCCGTCAAGGTTGCGGGTAAGGAAGTCTCGTGCGGTGGCAAACTCCTCGCCGATGAAGCCGAGCCGGAGGAGCCAGGTGCGCATCGCGTATTTGGGGTTCTCATTCTGCTGGGGTTTGGGGCTTGCCGTGCGGACGTCCTTGGCAAGCTGGCTGAGCGCGAGGCAAAGCTGAATGTAGCTCTTCAGCTGGCCAGCGTGGATGCCGTTCTGCCGTTTGCCGTCCGGGGCGTCGAACTGGAAAAGCCTGAACTCGACCGTGCCCTTGGTGAAGGTGGCGTGAAGGTTGAGCATGTGGTAGCGGCTGTCGTTGTAATGCTGGCTTCTGCCGTAGTCGGCTCCGTTGCCTCTGTACCAGACGTCCGCGAGGGCCGCCATCGTCTGAGGCTTTCTGCGGTTGAGCTGGCGAAGGAAGTCGGGGTCGACCGTCCGGCAGTAGCGGTTCATGCGGCCGCGGTCGAGGCGCAGGGCGTCAGCCAGGAGGCTTTCGTGGCTTGCCATGATGTTTGCCAGGTTCCGCAGGGTCTGTGGGGTGTGGCCGTTCGCTCCGATGTGGATGTGGACTCCGCAGCCCCTGGTGGCGTCGCTCTTGGCTCCGGCCTTGCGGAGGCGGCGGCAAAGCTCCTGCAGGGTCTCGATGTCCTCGTAGCGGAGGATCGGGGTGACCAACTCGGTCTTCTCGCTGTCCGGGCCGCTGATGCTGACGTCCCGCTGGAATTTCCACTCTCTGCCCTGGGCGTCCCATGCGCTCCAGGTGTAGTATCCGTTGCGGCGGGCGGTGTCTTCCCAGCGGCCGGTACCGAAGTACCCGGCGGCGAGTTTCGCGGCTGCCTCGCGGGTGATGCCGTTCATCTCGACCTCGACCCCGATGGTCTGCTTTTTCATCTCGCTGATCTGGCGGGCGGTGCGTTCGTTCATGGTCTTTGCCTCCTTGAAAGTACTTGATTTTCCTGGGGTTTTCCCCCTCCTGTGTGTCCATATATCACTCTGAAACACACATATATCAAGACAATTCGCAGGCATAATATCGACAAAGATCAGCGGTGAATTCTGGTGTATTTATGGCGCCTTAGCCGTACCCTGCGACGGCTTTTCGAAGACGCGGAGGTAATCGTCAAGAAACCGGTCAAAGCCGGTATCCGCGATTTCCTCATAGGAATCCGAGATGCGTGCTTTCTGAATGTTCCCAAGCTGGCAGCCTATGCGAGAGCCGCCCTTCTTGTAAACCAGGAAGAAGGTCAGGGAGACACGCACCCAGCTTCCGGATCCAACGGTGCTTCGGTCGGCGACCGGATACAGCTGATGGTCAAACACCTGCGGCGCAGTCAGTGATGCCGCATTGACATACCAGCAGCCCTGGAAAGCCGCAGGCAGTCCGCCCGCGTCACCGTCATACGGCGGCAGATTCCTCTTCGGCTTTTTCCCTTTATGACCGCCAAGATCCGCAATGCCAGCCGCCGCCGCGCTGTCAACAGCGGTTCTGATACCCAGAAGGGTTTTACTGTCATCCTTGGGTATGAGGATCGTTGCGGTGTAGATGCTTCCGCGGCCGGGCACCTCCACAGGAGACCAGATGTTGGCGTTCACCAGCCTGACCGCACCTGTGACTACTTTCACCGTTCTGTACTTATTCTTCATTCTGCTTTTTCAGGTGGGCTTTTCTTTCCGCCTTTTTCCGGTTCCGCACCCGTATGTTTTTGGCTTTTCTCCGGCATTCCGCACAGCAGTACCGGTTGTTCTCGTTGACGGGTTTGAATCTTGCGTGGCAAACGGGGCATTCCCGGACAAGGAAATCATCGAATCGGAACAGGACCTCAAGCCGTTGCTCGGAGAGCCCCGTCAGCGCGATGACTGTATCCTGGAGAACGCCGTAATCATGCAGCTCAACCGCGTAGTACAGCTGTTCCGGCATGGTGATCGTCATTTCGGGCTGCCGGCCTACCCTGTGCGTTTTCATTTTCCACTTGTTTGAGAAGTATTTGTCCCTACAGATCTTGGAGCAATACTTAATGAGATGTCCGCCCTTGGTTCCGGGTATCTTTTTTCCGCAGTGCAGGCATAGCGTATAGGGCAGCTCATGCTCATAGCAGTGCGCGGAGACGAGCTGCTCGGACAGCCCCATGATCCTGCGGATAGTCTTATGAGAAAGATAGAACTGACGGTAATAGTCGATGGCGAGTATCTGCTCCCGTGTCAGATACTGTTTCCCTTTGGTCGTCCGGTACTCCGACTGGCCACCGAGGCTGTTTTCCCGGAAGAATCTCTCATAGCAGGTATCCGAGCAGAAGGTGCGCATCCGGCCGTAAGGCTCCTGCGGCACAGCCTTGCCGCAATACGGGCAAGGCGCTTCCAGGACGGGATTCTCATGCAGACAGCGTGTCACGGCATGTATGGTCGCACCGGTCAGTGCCATGATTTCTTTCTTGGTTTTGTGCTCGGCGCGATACGCCCGGATGGCTTTCACTGTTTCCTCATCAAGACCGTACGGAATGATGAGGGGCAACTCTCCGGTTGTCTCGGCGTGCCGTTTTCCTTCATCGTAGTATTTGATGAACCTCTTGCAGGCGAGCTTGAACAACTTCGTCAATCCGCTCGGATCCACTCCATAGTCCTTTGCGATAACGGTGAACATCTCGCCGCGGATGACCCGCCGATACAGCAGATCATACTGCCGGGGTTTCAGGTGAGCGACGGCATAATCAAAGGCGGCGCTCCCATCGAAAAGAGACGAGATCCCTTTGTCGTGTGCATTGACCAGAAAACCCGGATCATCAAGGGCATCATAGTGAACGCAGGAGCGGGTCTCCTTGATATCCGCATAGTTCTCCGCGTGGTCCAGTTCGTGCAGGATCCGATCCCATTTTTTGCTGACCTCGATTTCCTCGTCTCCGGTGCTGAACTCGTACTTATACTTCATCCGGCGCCGTAATGATCCGGACAATGTCCTCGCCGTAGACCACGTTCAGGCCGCTGCCGTTATCCCAGCGCATCAGGAGGGAGCCGGTATCGTCAACGCCCAGGACCGTTCCCTTCGTTCCGGGAGGCGGCGCCTGACGATCGTCCATACGCACCAGCTCCACTCGGGTTCCGGCCGGGTACTGTCTGCGTACCATCTCAATCGTTTCTCTGCTCGGAAACCGCATGCTCGGCACCTCCGTTTCTGAAAGCCGAGGAACCGGTCAGGTTCTTCAGCAGGATTTTCCGCTCAGCCTTGTACTCCGCACCGATAAACCCCAGCCGGAGCAGGAAGCAGCGGAATGCGTATTTGTCGTTGTCGACGTCCTTTTCCTTCGCGGTGATCCGCTTCTGGTTCCGCGCCATCTCACAGAGCGCGGAAATGAAATGAGTGTAGGTCCTGGCCTCTTCCGTGGTGAGCATCCTCTCGTTGAACCAGGGGAAGGAAACCATCTTCTCGTTGCGGTCAATGTGAAGCTCGTCAGCGCCAAGCGCCTTTTTGATCAGGCTGCCTTTGGCGGCGAGCAGGGCGTCCAGATTTCTCATGGCGTCCTCGTCCAAGCTCTCGGCAGGGAGGATGACCGACAGCCCGAATCCTGCGGGCTCGCCCTCATCCGCGGGCATCTCCGGCCGCTCAAAATCGAAGCCGGCGGCCTCAATGTCGTTGAAAAGCTTCTCCACGGTTTTGCTGTCGGTGCTATCGCTGAATTCGATCGTTCCGTCCCTGCCGATGGTGAAGGGGCCGACCTTGTAGGCCATGCTCGGCGCTCCGAGGTATTGGGAAGTCTCGCCGGTGCTCCGGCTGATGGTCTGGACCAGGCGCTTTCGTTCGCTCCCGGTCGCGCTGATACTGATTTTCATGGGCTATGCCTCCGTCTGTTATTCCGCGGAATGCCCCGCGGTCACTATATACATCACTCCGTCCCGCACATATAGCAACGGAAAGATGTGATGTACGGCGTAGAAAAACAGGCGGAGACTCAGCCTGCGTTTCGGGCATAATACACGATCCCGGCCAGAACGAAACAGACGCACGGAAGCGCGACTCCGTTGCCCCAGAGTTTGTACTCGGCGGAATCGGAATGCGGGTCTTTCAGCCACTTTACGATTTGAGCGTCGTTCTTCGCCTTGCCCGCGCTCGTGACTCTACGATGGGTTTCGAACACGTCCCGCCAGAAAGCAATATCCTCTTCCTTTGGCTCTTCGGTGCCGAGATCGGAACACCACCAGTCGGGAAATCCCTGCAGGCGGGCGCATTCGGTCGGCGTGAGCCTGCGGACGATGTAATACGGCCCTTCCGAGACAATGGGAGGATCCTTGTAATCCGTGGCTACCAGCGTATTTACCAGACCTTCTTCCGCCTCGAGGTGGAAGGACGCCTTGCTGGTGCAGTACACCGGCTGGGCTACGCCGTGCTGCTCCGTAGCGTTGAGCGTAAAGCTGACGTCCTCTTCGGAATAGCCGCGGCCCTGATGGGAGGGGCGGGAGCCGTTGCCCTCGATCGCCACGACCGCCATGCCGCCCTGGTTGCAGGTGGGATTGCCGCCGTTGGCATCCAGGGTACGTGTCGTCTCCGCCTCATAGAAACCGCTGTGCGGGTTGTCAGATTTCATGGCGTTGCTGTCCTTGGAGCAGATGCCGAACACCTTCACGGCCAGTTCATTGCACCGTTGTTCTCCAATATCGTAAGCAGTCAGCGTGTTGGCTACATCGGATTCTTTCCATTGCTGTCCTTCTTCGGCGGAATGCGGCCTTGTGCCTTTCACAAACGGCACGAACAGGGTCTGATCGTTGTTGCATGAGAGCGTAGCGGACTTGTCGTCTTGGATGAGCGGGCCCTTGCCGCCGCCTTCGCAGCCGCACCGGATCTTCAGCGTCTTTGGTGTCTCCACCACAAACGGCTGGTTGTTCCCGCCCGTCCCGTAGGAAGAGACGACCGTCGGAGCCGTATCCACCGGCCCCGTGAAGCGGGTATCTTGGCCGTGGTTTTCATAGACTGTCGCCGGTACCGTTCCGGCGCGAAGAGTGGGAGATGTTTCTTCTTCATATCCGATAGACCGCGCCCTTGCGGAGTGCTCTGTGCAGAATCCTGCCGAAAGCACCGCGGGCGGATGACCGTGATCCTGCGCCCGGAGCGTTCCGGTCACATCCTCGGACACATCCATCCGCTCTCCGCCCTGGTCGTTCAGGCACAGGCGCCCTGCCGCTCCAGCGCCTTCTTCAGCAGGGGCGGCAGCTCCTTGCCACGAACGGAAGCCCTCTGGAGTATACCCAGACAGGCCCTCGGACTCAAAGAGTACCTTTCCGGCACGTTGGCCTGCAAGATCCGCGACAAGGTAGATGCGTTTTCTGCGCTGGGGCACTCCCCAGTACTGAGCATCAAATACCCGCCATGCGACTGAGTAATCGTCTGCCAGGATACATCCGGCGTTCGGCCATCTCTCAGGTCGAGGAGTATCAGCTTCGGGGTCTTTGATGCGGCGAATCTCGTCGAGGACGGCTTTGAAGTCCGCGCCGCCGTTCGAGGAGAAGGCTCCCGGGACGTTCTCCCAGCAGAGCCAGATCGGGTATTTACCATTGGTAGCAGCCCTCATTTCCTTTGCGATTCGGACGGCCTCATAAAAAAGATTCGAGCGGGAGCCGTCCAGCCCCGCCCGTTTTCCCGCCACAGACATATCCTGGCAGGGGGATCCGAATGTGATTATGTCAACCGGTTCGAGCTCCGCGCCGTTGAGTACGGAGACATCGCCATAGTGTTTCATGAACGGCAGACGTTTCGTGGTGACCCGGATCGGAAACGGCTCGATCTCCGACGCCCATACAGGAATGACGCCGGAGATCAGGCCGCCGAGAGGAAAACCGCCGGAACCGTCGAAGAGACTGCCGAGCGTAAGCTGTTCATGCATTGGGAAGTTCGACCTCCTTCACGAGATCGGCATACTGTATTTTTTCCCCGCCGCGCTCCACAAAAATATCCTCCGGGGCGATGCCTAGTTCGACAGCCCTGCGGAGGATAACGGATGCGTATTTCTCGTCCAGCTCCATCATGTAGCAGACACGGTTCGCCTGTTCACAGGCCATCATGGTGGAACCGCTGCCGCCGAAGGAATCTATCACGATGGCGTTTTCCTGGGAGGAGTTGCCGATCGGGTACGCCAGCAGGTCAAGCGGCTTGCTGGTGGGGTGGTTCTCGTTGCGCTTGGGCTTGGCGAAGTTCCAGACCGTGGTCTGCTTTCGGTCGGAGTACCAGGGATGCTTTCCGTTCTGCAGGAAACCGTAGAGCACGGGTTCATGTTGCCACTGGTAATCCGAGCGGCCGAGCACCAGGGAGTCCTTCACCCAGATACAGCATCCGGCAAGATGGAATCCGGCCTCGATGAAAGCTCGCCGGAAGTTCAGCCCTTCCGTATCCGCATGGAACACGTAGGCCGCACCACCTTTTTCAAGATGGGCGGCCATGTTCCTGAAAGCGGCGAGGAGAAAGGAGTAGAAAGCCTCGTCCTTAATGGAATCGTTTTGTATCGTGAGCCCGCTGGAGCTCTTGAAGGAGACGCCGTAGGGAGGATCCGTCACGATCAGGTTGGCCTTTTTGCCGGCCATCAGCCGTGACACATCCTCTTCACTTGTGGCGTCTCCGCACATGAGCCGGTGGCGACCGACTGTCCAGATATCCCCGCGCTCCACGAACGACGCTTTTTCCAGAGCGGCGCTCAGGTCGAAGTCGTCATCCTTGACGTCCTCTTCCTTTTCTCCGAAGAGGTCGGCCAGTTCCGAAGCGTCGAAACCGGTGAGAAGCGGGTCGAAATCCGCGGCCTGCAGAGCCTCGATCTCCACGCGGAGAAGCTCCTCGTCCCAGCCGGCGTCCATCGCCATGCGGTTGTCCGCGATGATGTACGCTTTCTTCTGAGCTTCGGTAAGATGGTCCGCAAACACACAGGGCACTTCCGTCAGCCCCTCCTCACGGGCGGCAAGAATACGACCGTGGCCGGCGATGACGCCATAGTCACGGTCGATGATGACGGGATTGATAAAACCGAATTCTCGGAGGGAGGAGCGCAGTTTCAGGATCTGCTCCGGAGAATGCGTACGCGCGTTGTTCGCGTAGGGAACGAGCTTTGAGATCGGGACGAGCTGCAGTTCGGTGGTCGTCCGAGTGTTCATATGAGCCCCCATTCCGCGAACCGCTCAAAGCCGCCGATGCTCTCGATGAAGGTTCGACAGATTTCGACAATTTCCCTGTAGGGTCTGCCGTCGATCCTGTCGTCGCCGATGGCGCAGCAGAGCTCCACCGGTTTCCCGGTCTCCTGGGCTTTGAGCCAGGCATAGACATTGACGGAGACGTCGGCCTTGGAGAGGTCCTTGCCATGCAGCCCGCCACCGGTCACGCTGTCAGCCATGTCGCTGCCAAGCTTGCGGTTGGTGGCACCGGTATCCACATCCGTACCGCCCGTCCAGTCGCCCAGGGGATTGATCTCCGCGGCCGGATACCGCTTGCGGAGGTCCGAGGCTTTAGCGTTGCTCTGGCAGATGATCAGGCGCTTTCTGTTCAGAATGTATTTGCCGTCGCAGCCATAGTCGGCATAGATGGCGCGCGCGATGGCGGTGAGCTGAATCTGCTCGTCCGTCACGGGCATACCCTTGAAGATTCCGTTGTCACCGCAGCGGATCGAGGCCGACTGGTTCGCGGCGAGATGCGGATCCTGAGGGACTTCGACATAATTCGACACGATATTGGCCCCGGCGATGCGTTCCACCGTCTTTTCGACAAAATCCGACGGGATCCGCACGGAGGTCTCCGCGATGATGTTGCAGGCGCCGTGACCGATAAGGACTTCGACGGCGATGCGGGGGTTCTTTTCCTGTGTATATGCGTAGTCGACAAGAGCGCCGGCAATGCGGTCGGCCAGCTTGTCGGGATGCGAGGGATTCACTTTTTCAAACATGTTTTTATCCTTTCCTTGCCCGAAGCAAACGTTCCATAAGGTCGTCCTGCGGGGAGACCTCGCCGTAGTCCGTGCTGCAGTTTTCCTTTACGATCTGGAAGATCTCGTTCCAAAGCCGCACGGCCTGGTTCATGTAGTTGATGCCGATATTGATGAACGGAGACGGGATCGGCTTCTGCGTGGTGGGGTGCTTGGAGAGGAAACCCATCCGGTTCGTCATCTCCTCGCACTGGATCCACCGGGCGGAGCACATCGCGTACCGTTCCAGAAGCTGGGGCGAGACCTTGGCGGCGCAGCCGATCTTCTTCAGCCACTCCCAGGTCTCCGTGTATATCTCCTCAGCCTGTAGCGTGCTTCCGTCGCGCTGCTCGGCGGAGAGAAAATCGTGGGGCTTCGGCATATCGACACCCTCGACTTCGGGTATATCCAGGACTTCCAGCCGTCTGCCGCCGGGATTGCCGTTCTCGGCTTTCTCTTTGACAGCGGTTTTCTTCCTGCCCGCACCGGGTCTCGCACCTCCGCGCCCGCCTGTGTTGTTTGATTTGGTTGGCAAATTCTCACCTCCGATGCCCGGGACCTTTAATTACCCTTTAGATTTCGCTTTTTTCGCACAGAAGACCCCGCGCCGTTCCCCAAGGGGGCTGTCCGCAGAGATTTTGCCCCCCCCTGGGGCGTTCCCCAATCTTCGGACAGATAGCGAAGTGAGTAATCAAGGCTTCGGACACTTTTGTCTTCTTTTGGCCAGTTCCGCGTCCGCGTGTTTGATGGCGGCATAGGCCGTGGGGTCGCTGTAGCCGCGGCTCGTCCAGGATCTTTCGGCGCGCTCCATGGCGTGCTTCTTTCTGCGGTTTTCCCGCTGCCGTTCTCTGTTTCTGCTCATTTTCTGTCTCCTATCTCATGATGTATTTTGGTGTGGCAACTCTGACACAGGCTCATCAGGTTTTCTTTCGCGTGTGTGCCGCCCTGGGAGATCGGCACGATGTGATGGACCTCATCCATCAGCGTCATACGCCCTTCCTTGTAGCACATCTCACAGAACGGATGTTCGGCGGCATAGCGGTCACGGATCCGCTTCCAGGCGCGCCCGTATTTCCTGTGGACGTCCGGCGCGCGGGAATACTTGTTGTACTGCCGTTCCGCTATTTTTCTGTGCTCTTCGCAGTACCGTCCGTCCGTGAGTCTCGGGCATCCGGGCCAGCCGCATGGCCTTTTCGGTTTTGTAGGCATTTCCTTATCCTCTTTCCGGTATCCTTTGCCGCAAAGCGCAGAACGTACCAGCACTGTTCCAGATAGCCGACCTTCCTGTACGGCATCGACGACACCTCTTGTAATCCGCCGCTCTCTGTGTTATCCTTGCTCCAGCTTTTATCAGGAGGTGCGACATGGAAAAGTTCATCACATACGAAAAGCTCTCCAAAAAGAAGAAGAGAGAGCTGGACGCAAAACGCCGCGGTTCCTGGGGCGGGGTGAATCCCGTAACGAGGAAGCCGGAAAACCCGAAAGCGTATAATCGCAGAAAAGCACGGAAGTGGGATCATGATTCCTCTGCCGTGCTTTTCGCATAGTAAAGCCCCCGCAGGAGAATTCCCGCGAGGGCCTTTGTCTTGTTTGGCAGTCTAATACTAACACACCGTGCCATATAGAAAACACTGTATTTTACTGTAGACTTTCAAGAACCTCCTCGACCAGCCGCAGTGCCTTCCGGTGGAGGCGGTAGATGTTGTCGATGCAGTAGCCCATGTCTACGGCGATCTGTTCCCAGGACCGGTAACACAGATACCGCATCTCCAGCAGGAGCCGGCAGTCGACGTCGTCCACGGCCTTGATGACATGCATGATCCCGCGCTTGACGTCCACCAGTTCGTCTGCGTCCCGCCTGATCTCATCCTGCAGGTCGACGATTTTCTCAACGGCGTCTGCCACTCTGGATTCGCCATGGTTGGGGCTGTGCGGCATGCCGGTGATGATCCCGGTCGCCTTCCTGGCGAGGGCGTTCAATACGGAGATCTGCTCAAGCTTGCTGTTGATCCTCTGGTCAAGCTTATACGCCTGATCCAGATATTCCCGCGCCTTCATATGACTTCCTCCCGCAGTTTTCGCATCAGCCAGGGACCGTCCACTTTCGTGAGGGCCTGGAACCATTCAGACCGGAAGAAGCGCTCACAGTCATACTTCGTGAGAACGGCCTTCGTATAGTCGGGATTCCGCTTCAGCTGCCGGAGTGCTTTTCTGTAGTCGCTTACTGCCTGAAGAATGATTGCGTTTGCCAGTTCTTCATATGGGTCCATTACGACACCTCCGTTGTTGTGATCCGAGGATTGTCGTAGCTTGGCATGATTTGTCTCAGATTTTCAGGTCCGCTTTGACCGCTTCGATCAGGGCGGACTGTGTTTTGTCCTTTTCCTGCAGCACGCGGAGGATCCGCTCATCGATGGTGCCTTCGGTGATAATGTGCTGCACCACCACGGTATCCGCTTTCTGCCCCTGCCGGTGAAGGCGGGCGATAGTCTGCTGGTACAGTTCCAGGCTGAAAGTCAGCCCGAACCAGACGAGAGTCGAGCCTCCCGCCTGGATGTTGACGCCGTGGCCGGCTCCGGCCGGATGGATCAGCGCGACCGGGGTCTTTCCCTCATTCCACCGCCTGAAGCTGTCGGCGGAGTCGAGTTTCTCAAACGGGATGCCGCGTTCGGTGAGCCGTTCGGATATCCGTTGCAGATCGTGTCTGAACCAGTAGGCCACCAGCAGAGGCTTGCCGTTTGCCGCCTCGATGATGTCCTCCAGGGC